ATTTGCGTGTTGTCATTTATTTACCTATCGGCTGTAGTGGACGCGGATTGGATACAGGGTCTGTTGTCTTTGAGTTTCCTCATTGAGACGTTGTGTATATAGGGCGTATAGTTGTTTTGTTGCAGTTTGTGAAGCACCATAAGGACGTTTGCTATCTGTTTCATCTGCTTGTGGGCTAACTTGGCCAGCACGTGCAGGGTCAAGGTAGGTAAGCAAACGATAAGAAGCGCCAAGAACGATTACATCTTTACAAGATTCTGGCAAACCAGTTTGTGTTGAAAAGTCTTGAGCGTTAGTTGTAAATGGTGTTGGGTCTGTAGAGTATACAACCTTAACAGTTCTACCAGGAGTAATGTAATCTCCAATGGTTACTGTCTGAGATGTAGCACCAAATGCTGTAGCATCAGCCTTAGAATCCCAAGACCAGCGACGCACAGGAATCCATTCAAGTGATGGACCAACTGATTGCCACATAATTGTAAGGATGTTTTGGATGTTTAATCCATCAAAATCATAGGTTGTTTGAGCAGCATTAAATGTAAAGGTAGTTACTTTAGCAGCATAGATAGTAGAACCAGCAGCATTGATAGTATCATTGATAGCCTTCTTAACCACATAACGTGGGAAGGTTGGTGAGATAGTAACCTTAGTATCTAATGTGTGTGTAGCAGCAGTAGTACCTAGATAACCACGACCATAAGGAGATACAGTTGCTGTGTTAGCAACACGGTCAAATGAATCAATCCACATTAACTCTTCATCAATCTCAACTACACCTTTACCTAGATTTTCAGTTGAACCTAATGATAAGATAGTAGGAGATGTAGATGATGATGTGGTAGTAGTAACAGCACTGCTTAAGTGTGTTGCTCTATCCTGTTGATAGGTATAACCAGCAAGGTTAATACTTACTTCATTGATTAAGTCTGTTAATGTAGTTGTCAAGAGGCTATGCTCCTTAGTGCGTCAATTGCTGATTTGCCAGTAGTTCCAGCAAGTTCATTACAGATACCATTTAAATCTTTATAAGCAGAAGGTGCTCTACCAGCACTTGCCTTTTTATTCAAGGCTCCAATTATTCCAAGTCCTGATGTGCTAGCCCAAGCATTAGCAGCACCTTGTTCATCTTTAAATGCTGTTATTGCTGGGTAAGTTCCACCATTGGCTAGGCGATTTAGTTCAGCACATAGAGTGCTACCTGCGGTACCTGTTGGCATTGTTTATCCTATCTAGGTGTAATGATTTTCTTATCAGGGGTGATAAGTTTTGACTTAGGCTCTTCCTTAGGTTTACCAAAGAATGCCTTGTAATAATGTTCATCAAATGAAAAGCGTTTCATATGTGGAGCAGTGGCTCCTGTATGGCAATAGAGTGGAACTTCTGCCTTATCGCATAGTGCAAAGAAGAATATATCTTCGCCTATAAACTTAGTTCCTCTACCCATCTCCATAAACATCTGTCCATCTGGTGCTACGGGTCTTACCTTTTCAACTACGCTACGGTGCATTAGGATAAATCCAAATCCTGCAGCATCTACTTTAATCAGTTTATTCTCAGGTAATGGATGCACTCTGGTTAAACCAAAGCCACCTTCATTATCATTAACAAAACTAAATACTGTAGGCATTGGAACCATCAAAGGTTCCTCAGGGTTATCTGTAGTAAAGTATACTCCAGAAATTAATGGACGCTCTTTAGCATCTCTATTATCCCATAATAATCTAAATTTCTCTGGACTAATTACTACATCTGAGTCTACCCATAGTAGCCATTCGTAGTTAGTCTTATCATACCAGTAATCAATTACTGTCTGTCTTTGTCTAGCAATCTGATTGCCTTGACTTCTTAGTGATGTTGCAAACTCTACACCAGACTTTAACATTACATCTGTTACGCCTTGCATAAACTTGCCATCAACCATACCGTTGTCACACCATACAACTGCTATTGAATCTTTTGTCCCCTTGGTACTCATATTACCACTTAACCTTGTCCGCCCAATAGGCTGCACTCATCTTACCTTTAGCAATATTCTTTCCGTGTCTTGCTTTAAAAGACTTGCGCTTTGCTTTCATACGCTCTGATTCGCCAGCCTTAGGAGCACCTGCTGTACTTGCACCTTGCTCGCCAAATCTGATAGTCTTTACTTTTTCTCCTACCTTAGCCACTACTACGTGTGACTTCTTAGGATGATTAGGTGTACGCTTTGGCTTGTTGAAGCCAGATACTCCTGCTCTCTTTAATCTTGAATCAGCCATTATTTGCCCCTATACTTTGCTGTCTTCTTTGCTATGCTCTTAGGTTGTTTAACAAACTGTTTGCCTTTAGCATTACCTTTGGCCTTAGCCCTATTGGTTGCTGCCTTCTCTGCAGGACTTAATGCAGCCCACGCTGCAGTAGGTAGATATCTCTTCTTACCTTTAGATGGTTTACCATCAGATGTTTTCCACTTTTCAGCAGACCACTTCTTAAGTGATTGTTGAGATTTAGCAAGTGCCATTACTTGTAACCTCCGCCTGCTTTCTTATATTGAACTGCAAGTAGTTGTGCTTTACGGGCTGACCATTCTCCAGGGTCTCCACCCTTAGAACCAGCCTTAATCTTCTTAAACAATGTTGCTCTCATACCAGGTTTGGTATAGTTCCCAGCAGCATTAACTTTAGACTTTGCTTTCTTCTTCATTTGCTCCCCTTTATTGTTTCTTTAGTCTTAGGGTCAAGACGAGTTTTTTCCCGTCCATCTTTTCGGAGAATAACAATTAAACCGTCCCGTATAATTGATTTATTAAATCCGTCGTGACGCTTGCGTTGACCCGATGACATTACTTCTTCTTTACTCCAGGAGTTTTACGAGTCTCTGGTATAAACATTCCTGGATATTTTTTTTCAAGGGCTTTACGAGCCTCAGCCTCAAACCTAGCCACACTCTCAGGAGATATTGATTCTTGAGATTGTCTAAGAATTTCTTCACGTCTTTTGGCTTCTCTTGAATTTATTGATGTGCCTTTACCTACTGCACGTATTTCTTCTGGAGAACTACCAGCACCCCAAGTTTTTGGTTTAGAACTTGGTTTAGGCTTTGGTTTAGGGGTAGCCATATTACTTCTTCTTACCCATTTTCTTCATAACCATTTTCTTACCAGCCTTTTTGGCTGCCTTCTTTGCATCTGCCTTACCTTTTGCTGTGTAAGGGAAGTTCATTTTTCCTACTTTTGGCATTAGATTTGTCCTATCTCTTTCATTATGGTTGCGGCTTTTGGAGTTATATCTTTAGTCTTAGGCATAGTGTCCGCATTATACGCTTTACCTAATACTTCTGATGCCCTATGCGCTTCTTGTACATGACGCATAGTTGTTCCTGCTGGTTGTATTCCTTGTGCTCTTGCATCTCTATAAGCCTGCAATTCAGATGTCCACTTCTTATCTGAAATATCTCTTTTAGCATCTCCAGAGTTCATCTGAAGTCCTAAACCTTTACATCCAAAACATCCATCAATTGCAACTGGATGATGTTCCCAGTGTTTCATATATCCCCTTATACTGCTGTAAAGTTTGCTTCTGTTACTCCTACGCCACCAGCAATTAGTGCTGCTTTAATAGCATCGTTAACTATATGATTATGTCCGCCAAGATAGAACTCTTGGTAATCATCTATTGCTTCATCAAGAACATAACGGACTCTTGAATATACTCCGCCACTCTTAGCAATACTGATACCTCTATCTAGTTTATAGAAGTAAAATAATCTATGTTTACCTGCTGGTCCTTCTCGGACTGTAGGTGTTTTAAAAACATAATCTGCCATTGTTCTCCTTAATGAACTTACTGTAAGGCTAGAGTTTCCCCTAGCCCTACCGTCAATCAACTAAGCGATTGAAGAACCTGATTCGATTCTGTATAGTGCCTCTTCACGGTAGCGTGCAAAGCCAAGTACGCCGTACCAACCCATTGGGCGGTGACGCATTAACTTGTCAACTACTGGTCCGATAACTACGTGTGGCTCTTCTGCTACGGCCTCGGCCAATGCTTGCTGTCCAGCAAGAATTGTACGATAAACACGTGCAGATGAAGAACCGTCAGTAGCATTGTACAGACGTGCAGACTCTACGAAGTATGCACCTTCGTAAGTTCCGATTTCTCCTGCCCAGATACGGTCTTGTGCAGAGCCGTATTGGTTAGGAAGCAACCATCCTGCTGAACCTGTCTCAGCACGAAGGTCGTGTGAAACTTCTGGGTGGATACCACACCAGTATAGGCTACCCTTGCGAGCAATAGACTTGTTAGCACGTAATTTTGCTACTGCCTTGCGTAGGTTTGCAGATGAAAGTGTAGCAGCAGCAGTAACTGTTGCTGTTGAAGTTGCAGTTGAACCTGAGTAGATTACGTTTGAACCGCCACGCAATGTTGTCATTGCGATAGAGTCAATAGAATCTGCAAGGTTGAATGCAATAATGTTTGCGATTGCTGGGTCTACATCAGCAAGGCTGAATAGTTCCAACGCACGTGTTACCAACACTGAGTTACCATACTCGTTAAGAGTAATAGTTACTGAGGTTGGTGTGGACATTGCTACTGCATCTGGGTCAGCATCCTCAGTGAGGGCTGTAGTTGCAGCAGATAGGTCAACATAACGTTGTAGAACAACTGTTGAACCTGGGATTGCTTGACGTGCTGGACGCTTGTCTGCTACTGAGCGAATTAACGGCTCAGAGCGAAGAGCGAATTCAAGAAGACGGTCATAAGCCTTCTGAACTAAACCAGCAGCACCAGCGGTACCTCCTAATGAGGACGAACCTGTTGATACGTAGGCGTTAGCCATGTTTCACCTCCAGGGTGATTAATAACGGAATTTTATTGTGAGCGGAGTACATCCAATAATGCATCCATCGAATCTGCATTATCAATGCGAAGATTTAAGTCTTCTGCTCGGTCTGGGGTCATAGCGTTAGACGTTAGAACATCCTGTTGACGCAATGCGGCACGGTCTTGTTCTGATGCTTTAGGCTCCTCTTTAGCAACTGTTAGTCCGAATAAGTCTGCGTTATCATCGAGCCAGTTATTAACTGACTCCTCGTTAACATCATCCAAATCCTTAAGAACTAATCTTGCTGCTTTAAGGTTGACACCCTTCTTTTCTAGGACTTCTTTGACTGTACGCTCACGCTGCACCTTGGATAATCCCTCAAGTTGCTCAGTGAGTTCTTTGATACGCTTCTCATCGTTACGCTTGGCTTTTCGCAATTTTTTAAGTAAATCGCTTCCATCCATTTGCGTATCAGTGTCGGTATCTTGGTCGTCTTCGTCTTCATCCCAGTAGTTGTTGCTCATAGCAACCCACCCTTCTATTCGTTGTAGTCGCAAGCCTCAGATTCTGGTCGGGGAACCAGCCTGGCTCTTGCTATCGGTCTAGTACACTATGTGGGGCCGATGGATTCACATAGGATTCTATTTTAGTACTGACCAGCACCTTTATTTGTAAGGCTAGTCTTTGTTAATCCAGATTGTCCTTTAAATCTGCCTTCTTCTAAAGCAGTTAAAGATTCTCTTGCTCTCTTAGCGGATGCTAATCCAAGGAATGCTTCTTGCTCTGCTTGAAGTCTTGTATAATCTTCTCCTGTAGAGATACTCGATAAGAATTCTGAGCGAGGCGCAATACTTGCTACAGTTTGATAACCCTTACGTGCTTCTTCTTGAGTAATACCAAATGATGCTAGTGCTTCAGCACCTAATGCTCCAGTGGTTACATTCTCAAATTGTTTAGAAGTCTCAGACATTGAACCAAGTCCAGTCTTTAAACCTTGTACAGCAGCAGCGCCACCAATTTCAGCAATATTGACCTTGCGCTTTAATGATGGTAGTCCTTCTGCTGGGTCTAATACTGCAGCAACAATATCTCCCTGAGTAAGCATAGGATAATACTCTGCTAAAGCAGCCTTTGTAAATGGGTCAGCATTCTTTACTCTATCTACCGCTAAACCTACTCGGTCAGATACTTCTGCTGCTGAGATATCATTTGCAATAAAAGAGTTCATTCTATCTCTTGTAGCAAGAGTAGATACACCATAAGATTGTAATACTTGAGTGTATGAACGTTCTGCTGCTAGGTATTCTGCTGCGCTTAATACTGATTTACCAGCAGTAAGGCGTGTTTTATTTGCAGGAAATCTTTTTTGGAATGCAACCGCTAATGGGTCTTTACTATTAGGGTCTTGCATAATTAATTGAATAGTATCGCTTGTATAGCCCTTTTGAACTGCTTCGGTTATTGCACTACTTAAGTCGCCAATTCCATATGAAGAAAGTAATGCAGCAATTGCTGCAATTGCATTTACTGAGGCTGCAGTAACTCCAGATGTAGAAGTTGTACCTAAAGTACCTGTGCCCGTACCTGTGCCTGAACTAGAGCCACCAAGTAAAGTAGGTAATCCATTTTTAGTTCGTTTTGCATCAGTTGCTGCAGTAATTGCTTCACCAATTGAGGTCCCAGTTAATCCTTGACCGATAGCATCATTTATAACTTTTTGATATTCAGCATCGGTTAAGTTGGCTTGAGCGCTCCAAGAATCTCCAAAATAACCAGCCTTATTAACGCCACCACGAGATTCATAATATTGTTGAGGTGTCATATTATTAGAAGCAGCGTTTGATACTATTGCTTGTTTTGTGCTTGGGTCTAATTTAGTATAAGAAACTTTTGTAAAATTAGGGTCTACAGTTTGATACTGACCCACACCTGATAATGGATTAACTGGTGCTGATGATTGTGGTAATGGATTATAGTTATACGCAGGTGTTGAAGGTACTGGGGGTAAACCCAATCTTGCTCTAGCCTTATCGCGTTCGTCAACCATTACGCTCCCAATCCAAACATCTTAGTCATATCTCTTGCAAGTGAACTTAAAGAATCTTGAGCATTTTTTGTATAAGCCCATTTAGGGTTTTTACGTAGAGAAATTTCATAATCATATAGTCCCACTAAACCCTTAGGGTCTTTAGCAATACTTTGTAGTTCTTTTAAGTCAATAGCATCTGCATCTTCTTCAAGTATGTTTGCTCTAGTCTGAAGATATGGACTTAGCAATTGTTTTACAGTGTAGCCTTTATCAATCTTATCTGCTAATGCAGGGAAGTAGGTCTTAGCCTGTAGGTTAATTAGATTAATATTGGACTTAAGTCTATCTGGGCTAATTGCTGATTCAGTTGTTATCTTTAATAATGAATCTTCATTAAATGGTATACCATTATCAGCATAGGCATTCTTTAGTGTAGTGTATGTAACTCCAAAGTTACCTCTTTGAAGGGCAGCCTTAGCCTTAACATCACCTAACTTAGCAGCACCAGTTATGTTCTTGGCATGTGTGGTAAGATACTTATTAAGGATATTAGCACGTTCTTGAGGAGATACTCCTTGGTAAATGATATTCTCATTTTTACCAACACGCTTTGTTGAACGTGACATTTGAAGTGCTTGAAGTTCATTGGTAAATGCTGTTGTTAATGCTTTAGGAGCAGTTGCTCCAAACATGTTTGTAAAGGCAGTTGTAAACTCAGCAACTGCTTCACCAACTGTAGATACGCTTGAATAAGGCTTTCCTTCTGGAGCAAACTCTAAAGGTTTATCAGCAGGTTTATCAGCAGGCTTGTCTTCGGATGCAGGCTCAACCTTGCTTTTATCTTGACCAGCAGGAGGTTTTTCATTTGGCATCTCAGGGTCTGGATACCAAGAGACTAGGCCATCACCATCTAAATCTTGATAACTACCTGACACTATTAATCTCCTA